ATAATCCAAAAATAAACATCATTCTTCCTTGCAAATCTAGAGAAATCAGCTAATAAAGTTTCAAGATATTTATCTGTTCTTCCACCATATCCTTTGTAATCATTTGTCATTTGGTTAAATGGATCTATACAACAAAAATCAACTTTTTCTTGAACTATTAATTCTAAAAATTTTTCTTTGATATATTGCGGTGTTGGTGATAACATTTCAGCACTAATGTAAAAAATATGCTTAGATACAAAATCATATGCTGCTTCATAAATATCATCGGAAGGTCTATTAGGATTATATGGCGTACACTCACAACCTAAAAGCATTTCAACATAATCGTGAAAATATTCTTCAGCTGGTACATCCTCTGGCGAAAATGTAGCAACCTTCTCTCCAAACATAACCATTCTCATAAGTAATTGAGCCTTCTGCCATGCTGTTTTACCGTAGTTACCAATTCCGGTAAGTAATGTAATTTCACCTCTTTTTGGTTTAAAAAGATAATCTAATTGCTGTATTCCAAATCCTAAAACTTTATCAAATCCCTTCTGATTGATATACAATGCTCTATCTTTTACATCAATTCCATATACCACATCTTCAACTCTGTAACTCTCTCCAACTTCTTCTGTAAATTCTTTTTTAACATCAATTTCGTAATTAGTAGTTTTACTTACAAGTTTCTCTTTTTGTATTGACGCAGTACCAAAATTGTTTTTATTTGCCCTATATCCACTCTTAACAGCACTCCTCATTTCAGACATTGTAAAATCATTACTAACAGTGTATTCTGTAGATATTAAACCTAATGCTGATTCTTCTCCAATACCAAATCTACAACAAGCAGAGGCTAATTTAAAAATATATGTATTTCTTTCTCCAGTTACAAAAGCATCATTTTTGTTAGTTAACCATTTTAAAATTCTACGAAAATTTTCATTATCATCTAAATTTTCCGTTTCAGATACTACTACTTTTTCAACCTTCTTTGCTTTTGTAAATACTTCAGCATTTTCGTTTATGTAAATATCTGGATCAAAACTTTCGTAACAAACCCTGCTTACATTTATCCCACTTCTATCAATTTCAGGAAAAATATCCTGTAAAGATTGAAAATGTTCTCTATGTTTTTTACCATCAGCAACTTTAACCAAAGCTTTTAATCCATTACCGGAAGGACTTACCCAACACGAATAGATAAAACTATTAGAAATGATTTCGGTTTGCTTATCCCTTAAATCAGAAATATCATCAAAATCAAGAACAATAAACCCACTATGTTCAATAAGTTGTTCATCTTTCCTGTCTTGGCCAAATTTACCACTAAAGCAAATTGATGGTAAGTTAAGTTTAAGCTTATTTGCTTTTTCCTTGTCCAAAGCCAATCTAATATCCAGAACTAGTTGCTTACTTGCACCTAATTTAATCCTTTCAAGAGCCTTTTCTACAGTTATAAAATGAGGCTCTTTGCTAAAAATATTTTTAAAAATTGTTATCATTATTCAGAAATTGGTTTATAAGCCCTTCTAGCGGCCTCTAATTGTTGTTGATAAGGGTTATTACTATTTTGCTGAGAAAGTGTCTTATTTGGCTTATTTACAGCCTCTAGCACCCATCTACGTATTGTTAGGTAATCCGATTTTGTAGTATAAGACTTTTCAATCTTATATGATGATAAAAATTCATAAGCTTTATCAATCGTGTCTTTACCAAATTCAGAAACAAGCTTTTGGTTCTCATTTTCAGTTAAAGAAATATTATCCTTAAACTTTAGTTTAATTTCTTTTACTTTACTTTCTTTTACTTTACTTTGCGGCATTTCTGGAGCAGAAACTCCATCAGTTACCGTATTAACAGAAGCAAATTTACCGTTTACGCGGAGTTGTTTCTTACTTTTATCTTTATTTGTTCCTCTTTTTTCATATACTGGTTTTAATCTTTCATCAAGTGATTCTGAGTTAATAAAGTCGTTATTATTAAATAACATATCCAGTTTGATGCAGTAATCCACCACCTCCCGTATTTCTGTAGCAGAAACTCCAAAGTCACCGGCCATTAATTCAAATTCTACATCCGAATATTCAAATACATTACCATCAATACCGGTTAAATATTCTAAAGTCATTGACCAAATAGCATAACCTATAGGCCCAAACTTTGTACGAATGGCTTTAACCTTTCTGTGGTTTCTCATATCCCTATCATGAGGGAAGTAATCGCAATAATTCTTTTTAGGGCGAGCCATTGTGTTGTTATTAATCGTTAATTAAATCGGTTTTCAAAGCTTCGTTAATACGAGCTATTTCTGCATCTGTAAATAATAATTTACCCTGCATCTTACGAGATAATTCCGATTCTGGTATCTTTGCGTTTAATGATAGCCACCTTTGTGTACGGCCATCTAAAGCTTCTTTTATTTTCTCATGAAGCTTTAATTCTGTTTTGATTTCCATAAATTTGTTTTGATTATTGGATGACAAAAATAGTCTTATTTTTTATATTCCCAAATATTTTTAACTTTTTTTTAAAATAATTTTGTAATTTAATTAAATTAATTATCTTTGCTTATGGAAAACAGGGAATTGATATATGATATGGCTAGAAGGTTAGATATGATTATTGAAGTATGGAAGGCAGGAAAGTATATTGGTAAATATAGATTTATAAATGGAATATTACATAAACTAAAAGAATAATGGAAGGCTATCAAGCTAAAGCAATTAAGTTGTATTTAAATTTTTTTTTAAAAGATAAAGTAACTGATTTTGAAAATAGAATTATTAAAGCCAAAAGTAGTGCTATATCATATGTCCAAAAAGAAATTGAATTAAAAAGTAATAACCCAGAAGATTTGTTTTATTGGTGTAATGTAAAAAACGCACTTGAAAAAATATGAGAAACTCAACAATAATAGTTAAGAAAAAGCGTTGTATAAATTGTGGTAACATTGATTATCATTTTTCAAAAAAAATGTGTAAACAATGCGCTACTATAGCTTCTACGCAAAAGCGAATGGATGAATTTGAAGATGATTCTGAAAGTTTTAATAATTTAGTTCAAGACTTGGATCATGTATTTAGCCAATACATTAGAAATAAACATGCCGATAAAAGCGGTGTAGTTGAATGTTATACATGTGGAGGCAAACATACAATTGCAGAAATACAATGTGGCCATTTTATGGGAAGATCTAATCTGGGAACTAGATGGATGGAATCTAATTGCCGCCCACAATGTATGGAATGTAATTATTTTAAAACAGGCAACATTGAAGAATTTGAATATAAATTACACGCAGAAAACAACGCTGTAGTTGAATATTTGAGAGAAACTGCTAGGCAACCGGTAAGGCCAACTAGAGAAGAATTAAAAGCCTTAATTTTAGAATATAGAGCAAAGCTTAATTTAGTAAAAAAGAAGTTTATAAATATTGGTTGACGGTTTTTTATAGTAAATATCCCTCCTGTATTTCTATACTGGGAGGTTTTTTATCAATCAATAAATAAGTCAAAATATGGGTTTTTTGATTGATAAATTAAAACATGTGTCAAAATTATAAACTTTTGATGCATTAAAATTATAAAAACTTGACAAAAAAGCCCCTCGTAGAAACGAAGGGCGAGATTAAACCGTTAACACTTGCTATATGCAGCACAAATATACAAAATTTAATTAAATTTATTTTTTTAATTAAATTAATTAAATTAATTTTACAAAAAATATATAAAATGGCAAGAAAAATAGATCCAAAATCAGTTTCAAGTAAAGTTGCTGAACTAACATTGGAAGAAAATATACGCTTTGAAAACCCATATACGTCAGTAATGGTAATGGTTTCTAATTTAAAAAAGAAAGAAGCCCACAAAGACAAGCTGTTTAAGATTAAATACGTAGATGGTATTACCACCGTATCTAGAGTAAAATAAAACCAACACATATGCACATCCAAACCGTTAACTACACTAGAACATTTAATTTAGGCAATTATTCTTCTGAAAAAATTGGCGTTGAATTTTCCCTTAATGAAGGAGATTCGGCTAATGCAGCTCTAGACACTGCTAGAGAATTGGTAGAAGAATATCACAAACAAAGCGTGGTTAGATTAAAAAATCTAGGGTATTTTTATGATGAACAAATTTCTGAAGAAGTAATACCTACTCAATCAAAAAAATCATTAGTTGAAAAAACTAAAGACTTTATTAATTCATGTAAGACAAAAAATGAATTAAAAGCCTGGGAATTGATGAGTAAAAGCAATCCGGAGTTACTAGAACACTATAATAATAAATTTAAAACACTGTAATTATGCAATGGAATGACACACACATCAGAGCAAGCTCTGTAGGGTATTTAATGACCGAACCCGTAACAAAGGCTGATAAAGAAGCCGGATTGTTATCTAAAACAGCTCAAAAACATTTATTAGATGTCTATATAGCTGAAAAATATGGCCGTAAAAAAGATATACAAACCAAGCAAATGAAAAAAGGTGTAGAGGTAGAGCAAGAATCAATTGATTTGCTTTCTATGTACCTAAAGATGCCATTTAATAAAAATGAACAAAGGTTTACTAATGATTTTATTTCTGGCTCACCAGATATTATTGATAATGATAGAATAATTGACATTAAATCTAGCTATGATTTATGGACATTTATTGGAAACATACCTGATAAGTTGGATAATTTATATTATTGGCAAATGCAGTCTTACATGTGGTTAACAGGAACAAAAAGTGCCGTTATTGCATACTGTTTAGTAAATACACCAGAGAATATTATTGAGCAAGAGAAGTATTATTTGCTTAAAAAAATGGATGTAGCTACAGAAGAAAACCCAGAATATGTAAAAGAAGCAATGAAGATTGAATTTAACATGTCTTTTGATGATATAGCTATGGAAGAAAGAATACTTATGTTTCACGTTAGTAGAAATGAAGATGATATATTACGCATCCAACAAAAAGTAGAAAAAGCAAGAGAATTTTTAAAAGAAATAGAAGAAACACATTTAAACTTTAATAAATAACATGAATCCTGAAGTTAATAATGGTGCCAATATTATAAATGCTATTCAAAACTTAAAAATGGCTCAAGAGCAATTTGAAGATTTTTGTAGGCAATACCCAAATTCACAAGGCTCAAGGCTATTTAAAAAATATAGCGATAAAGTAGCTTGGATATTTAGTGATTTAGTATCAAATCCGTTTCTCACCGAAGAAGTTAGACTTGGTATTAAAAACGAAATAGCTAGTGATGTATTTGCGGTACCGGCAATTATAGAAAAGGTGGCATTATTAACTCCAGATCAAAGAGATATGATTGAATCTACATTAGACGCATTAATAAGCGGGGAAGAAGTTAAAATAGTTGACATAAACGAAATAAAACAATAAAACATGGCAAAGAAAAAAGTAGAAATACCAAAAGAAATAGAAGTTTATACAGAAGGATGTGATTTCTGTATGCAATTTGATTATGATGAACCACATGTAGTAGGTGCAAGCCCTGATGGAGAAGGTGGGTTGGAAATAGTATTAAAAGCTTACCAAGATGCCGGGATTACCTTTGTATGCCCTAATACTGGTAAAAAACTTAGATTATTTTCACGACCATTATCAGATGCCGGTAAAAAAATATTAGAAGATCAACCAAAAGTTTAATTTATGATATTAATGGTAATACTTATATTGCTAATAATAATATTCTGGTTAGGATATGAAATGAAAAATGCACCATTTGAAGATGAACAATAAATTTATTTTATTTTTTGTTTCATTTTTAATATTTGCTCATTAGGTATAATACTTTTTGTTTTTGGATCTATGTATATCCTATCATATATTTTAAATGGTTTACCTGCTTTATGCATTAAGTATGCTTGTTGATATTCGCTTGTACTTCTTACATCTTTACCATCTAATTTTGTTTCACCCCAGTCGTTTGCATAATCTTTTGGATAAAAATCCCATGCATCAGAAATTGATGCGTATGGCAACCCAACACTTTCATCATATCCAAAACCACTTTTATAATGTCCAAGATTTGGTTGTTTATCATAAAATAATGTTGTTTC